TCGTAACGGTGTTGTTTGTCACTGTAAACGTCTTGTCAGAACCAAAGTCCAGCACGGCTACCGACTTATTCGCCCGAGTCACGTTATAGATCAGCGCACCACGAGCCACAAAGTTTGCACCGGGCCACGACACATCATCAAAATCTACATATACCGTACCCGCATTAGGGCCCGTCGTCTGCGTATTAATAGTCACGCCTGTCATAGTTACACCACCGGCTGTATAGCCTGTACCTACAACTTCATTGTCCGTGGTGTACACCGTAGTTAACTGCCCAATATCTGAGAACGCTGTATACAACGCCATACGAAGTGTGTCCGTAGCAAGATTCTGCCCCATCTGGAGCATCTCTTGTTTAAAGCTATTTGTCAGTCCTTGCTGGATCACGGATTCACCTTAACTTTGACCTGCCCGTCGCGGTACGCATCGCCACGCTCCATACCAGCGCCCAGACGAATCAGTTGTTGTAGCGCGTCTTGGTACTTCTTCTCGTAGTAGGTCATCATGTCCTGCTCGCCCTTCATGAAGATGTAGGCTTCCACCAACGAGCCATAGAGCAGTACCGGTGAGTAGTTATCACCAAGCCATGACGAACCTGCTATCACGATTGATGTTGGGTAGTAGTAATAGTGAAGCTCAACGGTGTACGAATCATCTGGCGTAGGGGCCAAGATAAAACTCAACTCGTTGGTAGCCATCTGATTTGTAACTTCTGGGCCAAAGAGTGCGTAGTACTTAGGTACGCCTGTATCGTTGGGGTTAGGGTATGCCGCACGTAGGAAGTTAACGTCCTTGTTCAGCAAATACTCGTAATTACCAGCATCAATCACCGCCATGGATAGCACCGCCAGAAAGTCTGACGGGCAGGTTAAGTACTTATTGCCAATCTGCATAGTGCCTGTGACGTTCTTCCGCAACGCTGGAAGCAACACAGTGTTGTAGACGCGATCCTCCGTCTGTTCAACAAACGTAGGGATTTTCGCTACGAAATCAGTTTCGTAGTTCTGCGTGTACGACTTAATTGCGTCAACAAGTTCTGCGTATGTCACAGTTCACCTCAACCCATTGGGCCACGGGCCATCACGCCTTTAGTAGCTGCGCCAGTACCACGGATTTTGATACCAGTGGTCTTGGTCTCTTTGTAGTTGCCCTTGGTAATTACGCCACCACCAATATTCATCTCGTTCATGCAGTCTTTGCCAGAATAAGACTTCAACACCGACGGGGGTGCGGACTTGATCTTTTCCATTATCGACCTCTTCCAGAAGAACGCTGGTTCATAGCACGAGCCATATTACGGCCCATCTTCTTCATAGCTTCGCCGGTTACGCCGCCTTTAGCCATACCCTTGTGCATCCGCTTCTCGTGCGCCTTGACTTCCGCCTTGGCTACCTTTTTCATGCTGTCCATAGTTACTCCTACGTGATTGTTACATTAGCTACTACACTAACAGGAGCCAAAGCATTTGGCGTTAGCCCCGCATCATTACTTCTTGACCCACCAACCGGTGCCCAGCCCCACTGAAATATCCGGCTACCACCTGACGGATCGCCAAAATCTGTATTCAACGTCAACTGCAATCCGGTATAGCCCGACTGCAAATAGCTGTTATCCCGACGTGGCTCCCGTACTGCTTGCGGGTCTTGCACCGGATACATACCTAACTGCAACTGCGGCTGATCCGGTTCCCAACACGTAGGACACACCTTAATCGTAACCTGCTTGGTCTTGATCGTCAGCTTCTTTAGTTCCTTCAGCTTGTAACGAAACCCGCAGCGGTCACATTCCGCAATCGAGTTTTTGCCACTGGAAAATCTATTTCCCATTAGAAAAACATCTCCCGTGGTACCAGACGATCAGCCGCCTTCTCACGATCTTCACCCGCCGCCAAGTCCCAAGCCTCGTCGTACTGTGACTTTAGAACATTCAGGCGGTCTAGGGACACGCCTTCTTTCTTTGTTGCCAACATGTACGCAAGCCCCGCCACCAAGCAGTTCTGGAAACGAAACGGAATATCAATCACGTTAGTACCGGTACCAGCATCGTAGATCCGCTTTAGTCGCCAATAATAAAACACATAGTATGGGTTCTGGGTCGTACCCTGATCCGGCGCGGGCCACACATTAATCTGCGGATACTTGGGTGTAGCTACATTAGACCCTACCTGCTGCCCCGACTGGCGATTAATCCACACCTGAATCGGACGCCCTTGCGCTAACTTGTTTGGGATAGTCGAGTAGGTCGAGACGCTAATCCGTGTGATATTTAAATCTGTCTGGTTAGGGCCCTGTCCGGAATCAGTGCGAATAACATGTTCAATAAGATCAACGGTATCCAAAGGTAGATCATAAGTCGTCACTCCTTGCGCCAAGTTGATCGAACCCTGCTCAATCGTCCACAGGTTAATACCTCGGTTAGCCCACTCACCAAGCAGAAAGTTAAGGCTGCGCCGTGCCGTACGGAAGTCATAACCCGTACGGAGTTCCAAGCCGCAACGCTCGAACGCCTCTTCGAATATCTCGTTGAGGTCAGGATTGAACGCTGTCGTGTTGGTTGTAAAAGCCATTATCTAAACCTCGCGGTCTTCTGGGCTATGCGTTTTGGTTGCGCGACGAATTGTTTGCCAGTCTTCTTTCCTGCCCGCTTTGCCTTCGTAGTGGCGGCATACTCGGCTGGGCTTAGCGCCTTGATCGCCTTTTCCGGGAGGTACCTCTCTCCGGTTTTCGACGATGGCTTTCCTGACTTTGTTCGCCATTTCTGGTCTCCCCAGTCTTTCAAGCTTTTCTGCGGCGCTTTCAATCCTTGTAACCCCCACCTGCTGCCTTGTACTTCTTCGCCACAAGTTGTGCTTTGCGGGCTGACCACTGACCTGCGCCTGTGCCATGAGTAGCTGCGGACTTTACCTGCGACACAATCTTCTTGCGAAGACCGGGCTTGGTGTAGTTACCAGCAGCGTTAACCTCCCCACCTTCTTTGTACTGAGTAAAGTCGGTGTCATCCCGACGGGCTTTCTTCTTACCCTTGGGCATCTTGGAAGGGTTAATGTCACCCATACCACGCGAGGCCATCATTTTTTGGTCGCCTTCTTAACTGCGCCGCCTTTTTTCATCATGCCACGAGCCGCGCCTGCTGCACCTAGCCCCGATATAGCACGACCAAGCCCTGTTTTTGATGCCTGCATTGGCTTTGGGCCAGCCTTTCCCGGCATTGGGGGGTTCATTGGTAGCTTACGCAGTGCAGCGGCGGCATTTCCTACTCCAGATTTGGCAGGGAAAGCGGGAGGCGGAGCTTTTGGTGGTGGACTTGCGTACGGTTTGCTTTGCACTTGTTTTGGCGCTGTTTTAGGAGCAAGTCGTGATATTAAATTCATCGGGCCTGTTTTACCCGCCTTCGCCACAGCCCTAGCCGCACCGCCGAACATCATCCGCTTCACTTTTGCCATCTCACACCATCCTTCCACGAGTTTTGCCACGTTGAGCGATACCATCACCGCGCTTAGATGCACTAACTACCTTGCCGCCCTTTTTGAACGTAGCACCAGTAGGCGCAGCGGGTTGCGCGGTTGCTTGGGGTTGCATATTGAACGTCTGGTTTACCCCGTTAGCGCCTTGTGTATCAGTAGGAGCCGTAGCCTGTACGTTCGTGCCAAACGGATACGTTGGCTGCTGGGTAACGCCTCCGTCGTTATACCGTTTAGTCTTAGTCATATCAGCACTTTCCACCGTAAGCCATCTTCACTTGCTTAGCCTTAGTCTTGCCTTTGGAGGCAACACCGTCAGCCGACTTGTGACCAGCAGCCAGACCGCCGGAGGCCATCTTCTTAGGCTTCATACCAGCCTCTGCCATCTCATGCTTGATCATGGACTTAGGAGCGCCCTTTTTCTTCATGAAGCCGATTTCTTTCTTCATCATCGCCTTTGACTCTTTCATTTCGCCTCCTTTGGCTTTAGTGAACTCTTGGCCCACGGTTACGGGTACGCCTACCTTCTTTGCAAACTTCGGGTTATTAGCCACTGCTTGCATGAACCTTTCCTGCTTGGCAGATTTGGCTGGCATTAGCAAATTCTCCCGCGAGTCTTGCCGCGCTGAGCAATACCGTCTGCCCGCTTGGATGCAGAACCAACAGAACCACCCTTTTTGAACGAGCTACCGCCTTCGCCTTCCCAAGCTGCTTCTTCTGGGGAGATATTACGTATCGGGTTTTTAAACCGAATAGGTTTATTTTTCTCAAGCTCACGTTCTTTACGCGCCGACTCTGCACGTTTCATACCGCTCAAAGCCGCAGCTGCGCCAAGACCAACACCCGCGCCAGCAAGAGCCGCTGCCCCGCCACGATTGGTTGGCTTTCGAGTCTCTTCTTTAGCCTCGGACTTGCCGACTTTCTCGTAACCTTCACCAACTTTTTCATCAGCACGGGTCTTTTTAGGGATACCCTCATCCATGCTGGCTTTTTCTTTTTCTTTCAGCTTGGTGTTGTACTTCTCACCATTCCACTCAAAGGTTTTCTTACCTTCAGCGCGAGCTTCAGCAAAAGCCTCTTTAAAAGTAGAGCCCTTGTCGTCGTAATGAAGTTTCTCTTTCATCAGTAAATTCTCCCACGAGTTTTGCCACGCTGAGCTATGCCGTCAGCACGGGCTGAAGCAGACTTAACTGAGCCACCATGCGCGTACTTCTTTGCGCCTTCACCAATCTTTTCAGTCTTACCTTTGCCGGGGAGCGGCTTTGCGCTCTCGCCCATCTTCTCGGTCTTACCTTTGCCGGGAAGGGGTTCAGCAGGCTTGCCCATCATGCCTAAACCAAATTTAAGCATTGCCTCGCCTTTTTCGTCCCGCTTGCTGCGTTCATAAGCTTCAGATTCTTCCTTAAGCTTCATGTCTTTCCGCAGGTTTTCATACTCCAACCGTAGGTTGCGTTCAGCCGATTTCTGGTCGGTGCCTTCATTCGTAGCCATTAGCAAATCCTTCCCTTGGTCTTACCGCGCTGGGCGATGCCATCAGCCCGCTTGGATGCCGACGAGACTGAACCGCCGGATGCGTACTTCTTGACCTTACCGCCTTTTTTCATGCCCTCGGCTTCACGCTTACGACGCTCTTCAACTTGTCTTGCAGCTTCAGCCATACGTTCCGCAGGGGTACGTACGACACTCTTACCTGCGCTCTCAACAGTGCCTTTAATACGGTCACCGAGAGTCTGGGTGCCTTTTGCGCCAGAACTAATACCTAAAGCTTTACCCACGTCTTGTGTGCCTTTTGTACCGGACGGTGCAGGCTTTGATTTACTCAAACCTTCCAGACGACGTCTATTTAAAGCGTCGTTATCAACAGGAAAAGTTTGCGAAGCGGGTTTTACTTTGACATCTTTAGCCGCAGGTTTTGGTTTCGGCTTCGGAGTAGGATAATTGTCGCTGTACATCGTCGCTCTATCTGCGTCGGTTGTACCTTCTGGGATGAGTTCAGGACGACCTTTAGATGTGGCAAGCGCACGTTTCTCTTCCGCACTGCGCTCTTTTTCTCTCGGCTCTGTTATAGATACTTCTGGCTCTTTTTTAGCGGGGCGCTTATCGTCTTTGTCTTCGCCCTCGCCCTTTAACTTCTTGTAAAGAGCGTAGCCCATGAGCCCTGCACCTAGACCGGTCAGGATGTCACCACCACGACCGAACTTCTTAACCTTTTTCATAACACCCTCCGATGGGACTCAATCAGCTGGTCAATCTTGTTCTCCAGACGGTTAAATCTTTGATCAATGTGATCAGTTACCCGCTCTACTTCGGCTTTGGTCGCAGTATCTCGTGCAATTTCCTCACGAGTCTTATTCAACAGAATCGTGATACGAGCAAGCTCAGAGAATTTCTCATGGGCAACATACGCAAATAGACCCACAAACAGCGACAACGCGCCGTTCCAAACAATTGCTAAGTCCATAGTCAGCACTTCCAAGCCCTTAAACTTTTGTTGATACGACTGTTCGGGTCACTCGCTGTCTTGGACGACGTAAGCTTTTTCTTCATCCCTTCCATACGGGCACAGAATGATTTCTTACGAGCCCCGCCTTCTGGCTGCGGTGCTTTCAGTCCGGGCTTGCCCGGGTTCGCCGCGTTATACGAAGCTCGCCCCTTGGCGTTCAAACCGCCTTTAGGGTTCTTGCCTTCCTTACGCTGCCATGCTGGAGTTTTAGCCATAGAACACCGTCGCAGTTACCGATGAGCCACACCCCACAAAAATACCGTTGGGGCAATAAATACCTTCACCGGGAATCAAGATAGGTAGACCAACGGTATTGAAGGTGTCGATTTCCAGCGCAAGACTGCTGTATGCCGTGACGTTACCGCTTGTGGTCGTTGTTGGCGCATCCGCACAGGTAAACGTATCGTCGCTCGTCTTCGTAATCGTATACACGCCATCTCGCGCAGTACCCGACGTAAAGTCCAAGAACACGCGCTGCCCAGTAACAAAGCCGTGGTTCACTATCGTGACGGTAATTGTGGCACTTGGACTAGTACGAGAATACGTACCAGACGATTGAACAGTTGGGTCGCAGACAGCAACATTCCTCGCAGACACCGTTGCGCTTGTCACCGTAATAGATTTCAACCGCACGGGCGCTTGTGTTACCAGCAACCCAGTGTTTGCGGCTCGGGCGGATTTAACGTCAGTCTGCATCATGGCCTATTCCTATCCGTAAAAAATAGTCATAGTGACGTTAGTGGATGGCAGCAAAATAAACAAACCGCCTGTTGCAAGGATGCCCTCACCCGGAATCAACGTGTAAAAAGACGTACCCGAAGAGCAGTCCAGTTCAACGAGGACTTTGGGGTACATCGTCACGTTGCCGCTGGTGGTCAGACTCGCCGTGGTTATAGTGAACGTATTTGTTGTTACATTCGCTACAACATAGCTGTCGTCTACTGCTGTACCGCTAGTAAAGTTAAGCCCAACTATGTCGCCGTTTGACAACCCATGGTTAGCGATGGTGATTGTGCAGGTCGTTGAACCCGGAATATTGTACGTTCCCGTCAACGCCCCCGCAGTATCCACCACACACGAGTTGAAAGTTGTAGACGTAACGGGGGATATAACCACGCCTTTTAAACGTGTGCGATCAGCATACGCCAGCGATGAAGCTGTTGCATGGAACGACTTTACGTCGTATTGCATAGCCATATCAAACCCCTAATTAGACGTTCTGCTGACCAACCAGCGGATCGGTGACGAAGTAAGTGATGATGCCAGCAACAGGATCGTTGCCGCTTGTGTCACTACGGGAAGTCACGTAAGCCATCTCGGTAGACGCGGTGCCGGTCACAGCCGAACCAATACTGATGGTTGCAGCAGTTGCCACAGACAGGTTGTTAGCAATAGCCGCAGGGGTTGCAGTACCGCTGGTATAGCCAGTCGTGCCAAGGTCAACGGAACCTGTACCAGCCGTGATGACACTTACCGACACAACAACTGCGCCAGCAGGCAGGATTAGATTAGGAGCGCCAGCGACAGAAGATACTTTGACGTTAGCAGTTTCAGATGCGTCAGGGATATAGAACTGAGCAGCCATCAAGCCAGAACCGCAATATGCAGTACGAGTTTGATCACCGCCGCCCGAACGCCAAATACTTTGGGTGGTAGAAAGAGCCATTTGAATTTTCCCTCATGCGGTTAGGTGCGTCAATCTGCATGAAGTCAGGCCGGGTGCCTGTTTGACGCACCGGGTAAAACCCGGAATACCTACTTTATATACTACAAAAAAGGGGGCGTAAAGCCCCCTTTTCTATTACGCGCCCGGAGAGCCGAACATGCCCAGCGGGTCAGACCAGCCGAACGAGTAACGCTCACGAGCCTTGTAACGCACGTTGCCGGTGTCAAAGTCACCGTCCATCGAGTTAGCCAGTGGGCTACGAACAAAGTGCTTCATGCCGTTTGGAACGTCAGTGGTCAGGAACCATGCGTTGTTGTCGGTCAAGAAGTGGTTGATCGTATAGCCTTCTGGGATCGAACCGTTGTTCTTCAGGGCGTTGATGTCGTTGTCGTTAGTGCCGACGCGGAGTTCGGTTTCCAACAGACGAGTAGCAACGAACTGGAGAGCAGGTGGAACAATCAGCTTACGAGGCTTAGCAGCAATCAGCAGACCACGTTCGTCAGTCCACGCAGCGATTTGAATCACGGCGTTTTCCAGCGAAGTTTCGTTCAGGTCAGCAGGGGTAGCAGGCTCGTTAGAGTTGACGCCACCACCAACCAGAGGGTGATCAGTAGCAAACAGTGCCTTGCCGTCGCCGCCCGGATAGGATGCCGAGAAGCCGTTGTTCAGCACGTTAGCTGCTTTGACTTGCTTAGTGTAAGACATAGCACGAGCCAGAGCCTTGGTATAACGAGCCGACAGGCTGTCATACAGGTTATCTTCGATGGCCTCTTCGGTCAGCGAGAAACCCAGAGCAATGGTTTCGTGGTTGTATCGAGCAGTCCAAGCTTCCTGCGCATTGTCATAAGCAATCGCAGAGCCTTCGTTCTTGACTGGAGCAGCCGAGAAGCCAGACAGCTTGGTTTCTTCTTCGAAGGAACGCTCGGAAGTCTCAGTTTCGTAGATTTCCTTGTGCTCTTCGCCGTAACGAGCGTACTCCATGCCGAACAGGGCGTTCAGGCCGGGGAGCAGCTCTTTCAGTAGTTGTGCGCGTGAAATAGCCATGATTTAACTCCCTTATACGCTGTCAGGTCCAACCGGGTTCAGGTACGAATGACCGCCAGCCATAGTTACCGACGCGGTCTCAGCCGTGAAGTCGATAGTGATGGTTGGGTGCGGAGCATTCCACTTAACAATAACTTCGCTGTAGTTACCGCTGGAATTGGTAGTCTCTTCTACAAGACCAACAACACGGAACGGTAGAGTCTGCGCAGTATTGCTGCCCGAATCATAAGCACCGATGTTCGAGTTACCCGAAATGGTGGTGTTCGAGGCTGGCTGCGAAATAGCCAAGTTATTGCCCAAAATCGTGCCCGCAATCGGGGTGATGGTGGTCGAAGTTGCACCGCCAGTCACAGCGACCTTGAACAGTTGGTCAGGGTCATCAGCCACATAAGCCAAGATGTCCGAAGCAACTACGCTACCCGGATACGAGTTAGCAAATAGCTTCTGACCAGTCGAGGGGTTAGTGTAGCTAACACCGAGGAACACACCGGTTACGCCGTTGGCGTTAACGGTAGTCGTACCGGTTTCTTTAACAATAGTGCCACCATCCAAACGAACGATATCGCCGTTATAGATAGCAGTACCGTAGTTGCTTGCAATCGGGAGTTCACGAGTCTGGCCCGCGAACACCTGACCACCGATCAGATTGATCGGCTTTAGCCCGTAGGGGGCATTTACAGTCGGGTATGCCATGTTTGACTCCAAAAATGAGATTAACCACCTTTGCCGAACGTAGTCGTAGACTTCTTCTCAGAGAAAAGAGGCATACGAGCATCGTTCTCGCGCATAAAGCTGTTGTCAATTGCAGTCGTCTGGGCTTGGGTCTGGCCTGCGTAGTAATCATTACGCTGCTTTACAAACTCTTCAGGCGTCTTGCACAGTAACAACCCATCGACCTCGATATTCTCTTTAAAGCGACTATCTGGATCGACTAGCAGTCTAAATTTGGGTTGCTCCTCAATCCTGACTGGCTCCCAACCTTCTCGCAGCTTAGCGGAGATGTTCTTAGGGTCAGCCTTATTAAGTGTAGCAACACGTATCCACCTGTACGCAAATCCAGCCTGTTTATCAGGCTCCGGTAGCAATTCCGCAGGAGCCCACTGCTTAGGACGCTCCTGTTGGGTACGGGCTTCTAATTCTCTAGTAAGACGGTTCTCGCTCATGGTCAGTTTCCTTGTAATTTAAGGACTTCGCGGGCGTATTGCTCCGGAGTCAGTTTGAACTTCTTAGCCAACGCTGCTTGTGTAGACGTTAACTTCACCTGCTTCGGAGCCGTGCTCCGCTTAGCTGACGCTACGACGGTACTCGGCTTACTTCTCTGCTGAGGCTTTTGTGGCTCAGGTGCTTCAGGAAAGGCTTCTGGGAACCGCCTGCGCATCGTCTCGTCGATACGCTTGTAGTAGTCGTCAGTACCAAGGTATTCCGCCCCGTACTCACGGTACAACTTTTTATGCAGTCCCATCGCTGCGTCCGTCATCTCCTCGTCCTTATTGAACCAGTTTGAGTTCCGGCGCTGCCAATCAGCGAATTTTGGGTCAACAGGCCTTTGTTCCTGCCGAATTTGCGGGAGTTGTACCTCAGTTTCTTCGTCTTGTAAAGTGGGTTTAAAGTTTCTTGTGCGATCCAACTTCAAAGACGCGTCCACTAAGGCCTGCTGTGCCTCAACTAACTTATCAGCGTCGCCCGAGTCATACGCCTCGCGGTAGTTCCGCTTAGCTACCTCAACGTCGGTCTCCGCCGCAGCTTTAACTGTGGCTAGATATTCTTGCTCCCCAGAGGACAACGTAGCCTTTAAGCGTTTGTTCTCCTCTAAGATACTTTGAGCTATCCGCAAGGCCTCTTCCTGCTCTTTTAAGGCCTTCTCCTTCTCCCGGCGCTCATCGTGCCAAGCCTTCTTATACTGTTTGAACCGGCTGACTACCTCGTCGGGGTAGTCCCCGCCGTCCTCCGGTTTTTCCAAAGCATTAACAATATCGGCAGGAAGTGGCTCCTTACCACGGTCTTCTTCAGGAGTGTCGTCCTCAATCTCGACGACAAATTCCTCTTCTTCGTTCTCCGCAACCGGGGTCTCGTTCTCAACCTCATCGGGGAACTTATATTCAGCTTGTTCCATGGGCATGGTTATCTCCTTATGCTCGTGAAATACCGCGTGGGTCTTCGACTATGGCCTCAACTGAGTCATCATTAATGATGCGGAACTCCCGCCCATGAATCTTCAGTCTGGTGCCACTGTTGGGACGTGCCAAGATAAAGTCGCCCTCTTTACACCAAGGGCCGTTCGGAAATCTCTTGTCGTCTTTATAACAGTCTGGCCCGAGTTTCACGACAAAGAAGACCGTGCTAAGGACTTCCTCGTAATGTACGGTTTGACCTGCCTTTAACAGGCCGCTGTCGTACTTCTCTTCTATTTCAGGAATGGCAACTAATATCCGGTAACCTGACGGCTCCGGTAGTTGCTTCGCTTTCTCTTCTGCGGTCTGTGGCAGTGTTGACACTTCACCGCTTTCTGTAGCGATGGCTAGTTCAGTCATCTGAATACTCCATGTGTTTTGCGAGGTCTACTATGTATGCTTCTACTGCGGTGAGACCTCGAATTTCACCGCAGATAAACCGGTATTCCTCAAAGCTCTTGGCTGAACTGTTGCCCAGCCCGTCGGATAGTTGTGCTCGACGGGCTCTTATCTCTTTAAGGATTGCCTCAAATGCGTTCATTTACTCTTCCCTTTCTGTGGGGGTGGTGGACGATTCTGTTGCTGTTGACGCTGTTTACTTAGATCAACAGTCGCTCTAAAGCCTTCAGACTCTTGTTGTCTGTCCATTCTCATGCGATCAGTCTCAACCTTGACGGCGATGTTTGCCCCAGCAATCTCCTTCTGCGCATCAATCCGAGCCAGTTCAATCTGCAACTGCTTATCGCGGGCTGCTGCGTCAGCCTGATCTTTGGCGATCTTGCGCTGAACTTCTGCCTGTTTGATCTGCAACTCTTGCATCTGCATCTGAATGATCGGGTCTTGCATCTGCTGTTGAGCCTGCTGTTGTTGGGCTTCTTGCATATGCTGTTGTACAAGCTGTTGTGACGCTTGTGCTGCCATCTGAGAAATCTGAACTTCCATCTCTTTCGGAATGGAAATGTCCTCGTCTTCCTCGTAGTTCGGTAACTGAATACCCATCGCTGCTTCCATCTGCTTGCGGTACTCGTACCCAACGTGCTCATTAATGTGCGCCATCATTGCCGCTTGCATCACCTGCGCTTGTGGGTTCTGCCCGATAATCTCTTGTACTTTCGGGTCTTGCATAGCCCCCATATGAACAGAGATATGCGCCTGATGATCCTGATACAAAAACGCTTTGACAGGTTTACCCATCAGAATGTTCTGGTTCTCAGTAATCGGATCACGCGGACGCGTGTCGTCTTCTGTCGGCACTAACTTGTTAGCGTTCTTAATGCCCAACACATCAAGCATCTGACGGTGCAGAAGTGGCATGTCATATAGTTGTGGTGCGGTTTGTGCCAGCTGTAGTACCGCTTGATACTGCACAACCTTCTGACTCATCGTCGCAGCATTTGGATCACTGACCGGAATCACATCTACTTGGTCGTAATCACTCTGCTTGGCTTTACGAGTACCATCAACCGGCTCGTAGTCGTAGTCAGGTGGCGTGAAGTCTCTGATGATTTCTTTAAGAAGTCTGAACTCCTCGTGCATCGAGTAGTGAATCCGTGCCTGCACAGCAGACATGATCTTCAGCGTTCTTTCGAGAATCGCCAGCGTAGTACCAACAGGTGCTTGTGCCGACATGTCAGACACTTGCAGTTCTGCCGCGTTAGCAAACCTGCGACCTTCTTCGATGATCTTATCCATCAAGCCAGCTAAGACTTGACTTGGTTCCTTATAAGGAAGAGGTAGTATGTTGTCGCGTATCGCACCACTCGGTACATCCACATCTCTAAACTCGCCCGGAGAGATCGGTGTGTCATCGCCCTTAATACGCATACCACGGGCTTTCAAACCGCCCGGCAAGTTAGACAACGTACCTGCATCGACCAGCTGACGCATAATCGATGTACCGCTCTTCGCATACGCGCCGATCAAGTGAATGAAGCCGAAGCAATAGAAACCAAAGCCGGGGATGTAGCCATAGTGCACGAAGTGACTACGCTTGTGTTTTAGCTTGTCATTCGGCTTGTAATTGCGACGAATTGCCAGAACTTTCTGCGTGGCTTTATCAATAGTGACGATGTATGGCAACTTAATACCGGTTTCTTCACCATCGTCATCGGTGTCCTCATATCCGGGTAGATCGAGGTAAACCTGCATTTCAAGGAGCTTGTAGCGGCTGTCAGTAACAGCGCGAAAGCCCATCTTTTCTGCAATCTTCTTTTCTACTTCTTCAATCGTATCGACTGGCTCACCCAGATCAACGTCTCTGTAGAAGCCATCAACTTGCAGTCGTCTAATCTCGTTCTCAGTCTTACGCATCACGTGTGTGACACGTTCTGCTGTCTTCAAACTTGACGTGCCATACGGCACAACAACGTCTTCAGCGGGGACATAAATAGATACTTGCCGACCCAACGCTGGATCGAAGTACACCTTCTTAAACGCATTACCTGACAGCCCCAAGCCCCACAACATGCGCTCATGTTCAGGCCGGTATTCAGGCATCTCTTCTGTTAAGCGGTAGTTCATGTCGTCTCTGACACGCTCAGCCGCTTCTTTCTTTTCAGGAGTCTCCTTACCGATAATTTTCGTCTTAACCGGCCCAGCAGCCGGGAAAGTTTCCATGATCGTCTCCGATTGGAATTTGACGAGTGCTTCTGAGAGAAGAGGGTGTGTAACTCCACATGCGCCTGCCCACGGTTCTGTTCGCTCTTCAAGTTTCATCCCCAAGAGATCAAGACCATCAACATACGTCTGAATCCAATCTTTGCGACTTGCTACGTCATCTTCAAAGTCGGAAACCAAATCACTAGCAATCGTCGCTAACAACGACTCCGGCATGTCTTCTGCCAAGTTCTCTTCAAAGTCGTCGTCATCCATCTCTTGCGGGTCAATCTCAAGCTCAAGATCGCCCATGCCGATAGTTACCGACTCTGGGTCTTCGATCTCAATCTCCAAGTCAGGCTCCATCATTGCCTGATCCAAGCCCATCTGTCCAACGCCAGATGGAGCCGCATATAATCCTTTATCGATGCTCATTAGTAATATCCTTTATTTCTTTTCGACTTAAACAGCTGAATTTCTTCAGGTTCGTCGTTATGCAGTCGTATAAACCCACCTTGCCGGAAGCGGAGCAGAGCCAGCGTAGTCGAGTCCACCAAGTCGTCATTAATGCCAGACGGAAAGTCATTACACTCTTCTATGACCTCCATTGCCCAGCGTCGGTGCGGTGCCCACACCACACCACTGTGAAACAGTGAAGAAACAGCATTGACACGGGATACCTTGTCTTGTCCCTTGCCCGGTGTGAACTCTTGTACTGGCACACCCATACGCCTCATCTCCTGATACAACACGGAACCAGAAGACTTTTTCTCCACGATGAATGAGTCAGGTTCCCATTCACGGTACTCATCCAACACCAACTGCTTTAAGTCTGGATACTCAAGACGCTTCTTAATAGAGTTAAGCAGTATGATGTTGTAGTTGTTTACTTCCTCGTTGTAGAACACACCCCACGTTGTTAGGGCGTTGAAGTCAGATCGATTGTTGGCTTCTTGTGCCGCATCGAGTGACATAATCGTAAATTCACACTGTGGCGGGTCGTCTTTGTCCCACATATTCCACCACTCGCGTTTAATCAGCGCACCTTCTTCCGAAGTCGGCTGTTGCATGTACTGTGCATTCCAGTAGCGGATGTCTAGCGACGCCTTTTTCGCCAGCAACTCCTCAACCGACCAAAACTCGGGCCAGAGAGCTTGATCGTTCTCGTCGATTGCCGGAAACTCCACCACTTCCCAGCGATCCACATCCTCGCTGCGCTCCATCTGCGTAATAATCTGCCCAGTGAGGTCAAGTTTGCTCCATCGGGTCATTACTACAATAATCGCCCCACCCGGCATAAGTCGCTGGATTGGCCCTGACTGAAACCATTCCCATGCTGGTAGAAACACCTCGGGTCGTCCCAGTTTTGCCTCTTGTTCAGAATGGGGGTCGTCAATAATAAATAGGTCAGCACCACGACCAGCAAGAGCACCCCCAACACCGATAGCAAAATACTCCCCATTGAAGTTAGTACCCCACCTCGACGCACTCTTTGAGTCCGCCTGTAGTTCAATCTGCGGAAAAACGTCACGATATGCCTCCGATCCGACCAGATTTCGCACACGACGACCGAATTGCACCGCTAAATCAGCCGTGTGCGAGGCCATAATGACCTTCTTTTGTGGATATTTGCCCAAAAACCACGCGGGAGCGAGGTAGGAGATGAGTTCTGACTTGCCGTGACGGGGGGCGATGTTCACAATCACCCGTTTTTTCTTGCCAGCGGCGATTTCTTCAAAGATTTTTGCCAGTCTATAGTGGTGTGGGCCCACTTTATAGCCCGGATAGACGTGTTTTACGAAGTCTAGGAAGCTTTCCTTGCTGATTTCGCGGGTTACTTCCTCTTTGTACTTCTTTAGAAGCTCCGCCGTGCGTCGTTTCTGCTTCTCCGGCATGGTAGGAAGCCTTGCCCGCAGCTTATTTAGGTCTGCGGGGGACAGTCTAAGTGCATCAAGCGCCAAGTCCCGCCCCCGTCTCGCGTACTTCTACGTCGATAACCTGATCTTCGAGCATGTTCAAGGTCTCAAGTAGTTCTTTTTCGACCTCTTCCAAGCTCTGTATCTTATGAGTGACCTCAGACCGCTTCTTAAATGCGTCAACACCGTCCACCTCACCGAGACTTTTAATCGCAGCGATGCGAGCTTTCGCATCTTTTGCGTTCTCAATCTCGGCAACTAGCTTGTTAACTACATATAGTTTGAGATCAGATAGCTCTTCAACGATCATGCAGTTGCTTTGAGCCACCATCCCAGCTAGGTAGGCCATCACTTCGTTCGGGTACTTTGCAAACTCCGGGCGGTGCGCCGGGTTATGGATCATCTGCTTTGCCACCTCTCGTGCTGTTTCCATATGTTCGGGCGTGGGTTCAATCGGCTGGTTGTTTAGGTCAGCGACTAACTTAATAGTACGCGCCCGCATCTCGATCTCTTCTTGCAGAGTGAGTTCAGGCATAGCCTCAAGAGCTGAGGCTGGCAGAGGAATATCTTCCTCGATATTAGGGACGATCACATTCATTAAGCTTCCTGTGGCCTATGTGATGATCTGCCGAATATAGCAGGTAATGCTAGTTTGTAAATGGTTGTTAAATTAGCAACCGAGTTTTAGGAAATTTTTGTGAAAAATTTTTTGTTTAGGCGATAAAAATGTTAGTGGGGGGGTGATTGAAATGAGGGTTTCAATCAGGGGTTTTGGATTTGGTGGTGTCGTTGGTGTGATACCGAGTGTATAGGGGCCAGATGGAACCATCGCGGCGAATCGGGGGGTGGGGGTACGGTGGGGTCG